TGTTGAAGATCGTATCGAAGCAACACGGCAATTCTTGAAGAATTGTTGGTTTGATGCTGAAAAGTGCAAACACGGTATTCGTGCATTGCAAAACTATCGTCGTGAATTTAACGACAAGCTAGAGCAATTTAAAGCAACACCAGTGCATGACTGGGCTTCGCATAGCTCGGATGCCTTTGGTGAGGGTGCAATCAATATCAATAAAATGTGCCAGCCACGGCAAGTAGAAATTAACCCAATCCCAATCGTCAACCGTTGGTAATCACATGGAGTCAAGTTGTGACTGATCAAACAAAACAGCTTGCCCAGATCCACAATCTCGCTAAAAGACAATTCGATAAAGCTCATTGTGCTGTTGCTGAAGAACGCAAACAGTGCCTGGAGGATCGTCGTTTTTATTCTATTGCGGGCGCACAGTGGGAGGGCAAATTAGGCGCTCAATTTGAAAACAAGCCTAAATTTGAAGTTAATAAAGTTCACCTTGCTGTCATTCGTATTATCAATGAGTACCGCAACAACCGTATTGGTGTGAACTTCATCAGTAAGGATGGCATTCAAAATGATGATCTGGCTGAAACGTGTGCAAAGTTGTATCGCGCAGACGAGCAGGATTCATCTGCAGAAGAAGCCTATGACAATGCATTTGAAGAAGCAGTAGGCGGTGGCTTTGGTGCGTGGCGGTTACGTGCTACGTATGAAGATGAAGACGATGATGAAAACGACCAGCAACGCATAAGAATTGAGCCGATCTTTGATGCGGATGCCTGTGTTTTCTTTGACCCGAATGCCAAGCGCCAAGACAAAGCAGATGCGACTTATTGCTTTGTTTTAACTTCGATGACTTGTGATGCTTACGAAGAAGAATATGGCGAGCATCCATCATCCTGGGATCGCTCATTAATCACCAGAAGTCAGTTTGACTGGACCACGGTTGATACAGTGTATGTGGCTGAATACTACTGTGTAGAGAAGGTTAAAGAGAAAATACACATCTTTAGACTGATCGACGGATCGGAAGAACGTCACAGTGAAAAAGAACTCAAAGATAACCCGGCATTGCGTGAAGAACTTGAAGCCACTGGTGCTCAAGAAGTACGTACACGCACGATTGAACGCAAGCGGGTGCATAAATACCTAATGTCGGGTCGAGGTGTGATTGAGGATTACGGCATTATTGCCGGCAAACATATCCCGATTGTGCCTGTCTACGGCAAGCGCTGGTTCATTGACAATATTGAGCGCTGCATGGGTCATGTTCGTCTATGCAAAGACCCGCAGCGACTCAAGAACATGCAATTGTCAAAGCTTGGGGAAATTAGTGCTCAATCGAGTATAGAGAAGCCGATCTTTGCGCCTGAGCAGGTGGAAGGTGTGTCGCACATGTGGGCGAATGACAACCTTGAAAATTATCCTTTCCTGCTAGCCAAGCCGCTAAAGGATGCGGCGGGCACTCCTGTTTCAGCCGGGCCAATTGGCTATACGAAGCCACCAAATATTCCGCCAGCAATGGGCGCTTTACTCCAAGTCACTGAACAGGATTTATCGGACATTCTGGGTAATCAAGAGTCAGGTGATGAGATCGTTTCCAATACTAGCGGTGTGGCAATCGAGATGATTCAGAACCGCCTGGACATGCAATCGTTTATCTACATTTCAAACTTTGCCAAAGGGGTGCGTCGTTCTGGTGAAATTTGGTTGTCTATGGCCTCTGAACTCTATGTTGAAGATGGTCGAACAATGAAGACAGTGGGCAATCAGGATGAGATCGACTCAATCGAGCTGTTCAAGCCGATCTATAACGAAGCAACTGGCGAAGTTGAGCGCGCAAACGATCTGACTCGCGCCAAGTTCGACGTAACGATTGAAATTGGTCCAACATCTTCAAGCAAACGCTCTGCCACGGTTCGAGCGCTGACAAACATGCTTCCGATGGTCGCAGATCCAATGGATCAGCAAGTGCTGAGCTCAATGATCATGATGAATATGGAAGGCGAAGGCGTTAATGAAGTGCGCGACTATTATCGCAAGAAGTTATTGCGAATGGGCGTGATTGAACCGACCCGCGAAGAATCCCAGATGTTAGCTCAGGAGGCGCAAAACCAGCAGCCTGATGCAAACACAATCTATCTTCAATCTGAAGCCAAGAAAAATGAGGCGCTTGCCGTGAAAGCGCAAGCAGATACTCAGTTAACTCTGGCCAGATCAGAAGAAACCAAAGCCAAAACCGTTGATGTGCTCTCAAGACTTGATCTTGAAGAACAGCGCACATTGATGGAATTGCTATCGAAAATTTCACAAAACCAAACGGCAACCGTTCAGCCGACACAGAGCGAGGAAACACAATATGTCAATTGAAGACCTGCAAGAAGAATTGGATCAGGAACATGAGGCCGACCCGGTTGAAGACAACCAGGAAGAGCAGCATGGGGATGATCCGGAAGAAACCCAGGATGATGAAGCGCCTCCAACCGATGACGAGACGTTAGCGGAAGATGAGGAATTTATTATCACGGTGGGCGATGAAGATCCAAAGCCATCCGAAGATGATGAGTTTAACGGAAAGCCTGCACCAACCTGGGTGAAAGATCTTCGCAAGCAAAGCCGGGAAGATAAGAAGCGCATCAAAGAGCTAGAAGCTCAGTTGCAAAAATCCCAGCCGGCTGAGAAGCCGATTGAAGTTGGGGTAAAGCCAAAGCTTTCTGATTTTGACTATGACGAAGATAAATTTGAGCAGGCTGTTGAACAATGGCATGAGCGCAAACGTCAGGTTGAGCAACAACAGGAATCTCAACGTGCTGAAGAAGAAAAGGCACAGCAGGCATGGCAGCAGAAAATGCAGAGCTATGAAGAGCGTCGTCAGTCAGTGGCAGCCAAAGTCCGGGACTTTGAGGAAGTGGAAGAAGCCGCTAAAGACAAGCTCTCACCAACGCAGCAAGGCATTTTAATTCATGCGGCTGATAATCCAGAGCTGATTATGTATCACCTGGGCAAGAACCCAGCCAAAGCAAAAGAATTGTCGGGGATTACAGACCCGATTCAATTCGCCTTTGCAGCGGCCAAACTGGATGCACAAATGAAGATTCAGACACGCAAACCTGCAACCCAGCCGGAGCGCAAACCAAGCGGCTCGGGTAGCTTAAACGGTGTAGTCGATAAGAAACTGGCGCAATTGGAAGCTGAGGCTGAGCGCACGGGCGACCGCACAGAACTGATTAAATACAAAAAATCTCTACAGAAATAGGTGATTACTTATGGCTACAAGCTTCACTAAACAAGAACAGGTCATGTTTGACAATGTGATGGAAGGCTTTGATGACCTGCTTGTTATTGCAAAAGGTGCAGAATTATACGACCCATTAACTGCTCAAGAAGCGGTAAATGCGCGTGATAAATTCTGGATTCCGGCGCCAATGATTGGTGCGTCTTATGATGGTTTCGACCAGTCTGCTAACTTTGATGGCTTGACACAGCTTAACGTGCCAGCATCTGTCGGTTACCACAAATCAGTACCTAAAACGCTTTCATCTAAGAACCTTCGCAACACGTATGCGATGGAGCAGTTCGGTAAAGCAGCAAAGCAGAAACTTGCTTCTGATGTGAATACTGCGCTGTTCAATACTGCCGCATTGTTCGGCTCAGTTGTGTCAAAGCGCACTGGTGCACCGACTGGCTATGATGACGTTGCTGATCTGGACACTCGCTTAACACGTATCGGTGTACCAACCGACAGTCGTATGGCGTTCTATTCACCATCTGCAATGAATGCAATGGCTGGCAACCTGGCAAGCCGCGCAGAAGATTCTGCACGTTCTCGCAATGCTTACGAAAAAGCCCTGATTCGTCATGATGTGGCTGGTTTTGAAGTGTTTAAAAACGACCAGGAAGTTCGTCTGGCTGCAGCAGCTGGTGGTGCAACAACTGTGAATGGTGCTAACCAGCGCACAGTGCCTGCTGCAACAACCATTTCCGCAGGCCTGGAAGAAAACAAGGACAACCGTTATACGGATTTGGTGGTAACCTCCGCTACTTATGCTGATATTAAAGTTGGTGATGCCTTCACGATTGCTGGCGTGAATGAACTTCATATGATTACCAAGCAAGACACCGGTCAGCTCAAAACCTTCCGTGTAGTAGACAAACCAGCTGCAAACACATTACGTATTTACCCGGCAATTATTGATCCTAATGAGGGTTCGATTGCTTCTAAGGAATACGCAAACGTAACCAATGCTCCGGCAACTGGTGCAGCACTGACCTGGTTGAACACAGTAGATGCTTCATTGAACCCATTCTTCCGCAAAGAAAGCTTAATCCTGATTCCAGGTAGCTTCTCGGTTGAAACGGATGACGGTTGGCAGGTCATGCGCGCAACTACCGATCTGGGTATTGGTGTCACATATACCCGTCAAGGTAACATCAACGACCTGTCCTGCAAATGTCGTTGGGATATTGACTTCGGTGCTGCGCTGCTTAACCCGGAAATGGCTGGTGTTCAGTTGTTTAACCAGACCTAATAACTAAAACGTGACGACAAATGCCCGCTATATGCGGGCGTCGTCATTTTTGGAGTAGTGAAAATTGTCAAATTATCCAAAAATGCTCTACCAGGGCGACCAAAAAAACTTTAAGCACGCCACTGTAAACAATGCAGGCCAAGAAGCTGAATTACTCGAAGCCGGCTGGGTGGATTATGTTGAATTGCCTGAGCATGAGGCAGGTATTGGCGCTGGTGCAGCCAGCTCTATTGATAAATCTGCATTCGTGCCGGTTGAACAGTTTGATGCGCTGGGTAATGAAAACATCAAGCTGAAAGAAGAACTGGTCGAAGCTCTAAAAGAAAACCAAGAGCTACGCAAGCAGATCCGCTTCAAGGAACTGGAAGATAAGCCAGCAGATGAGCTTAAAGCCATTCTTGATGGTGCTGAAATCAAATACAAAGCCAATGCCGGTAAACCTGAATTAGCTCAATTGGTACTGGATCATGAGTCTAAAGACTCTAAATAAATAAGAGGTGCTAAATGTCCTGGACTAAAAGACAAATCGTTGAGCAGGCTCTTGAGGAACTAGGACTTGCATCTTATGTGTTCGACATGCAGCCGGAGCAAGTGGAAAGTGCAAAGCTCAAACTCGACACTATGATGGGTCTATGGGATGCCAAAGATATTCGCTTTGGTTACCCATTGGCCTCAAGTGGTAAGAGTGGCGATCTGGACGAGGAAACTCATATTCCAGATTATGCAGTTGAGGCGGTTCGCTTAAATCTAGCTATCCGACTTGCTAGTTCATTTGGTAAGGCTGTGCCTATTGAATTAAAAGCCATGGCAAAGGACGCATTTGAAACCATTCAGCTAGCAATGCTCAGCAATCCACCACGTGTGCAGCTTGATCCATCATTACCGCGTGGTGCTGGGCATAAATCAACATGCTACCCATTTATCGAGAAGACATGCACCAAGGCTGTTTTTGCACCAGATACATCAGTGAGTTTTTCCAATGAATAAACGATTAAATATTACGGATCGTATTGGTCCAAATGATTCTGTTGTGCTTTGGAGTGCAAACAATCAGGAT